CGCCGCTCGGGCCGGTCGGACCAGTGGGACCCGTCGGGCCGGTCGGGCCTTCCGCGCCCGTATCTCCGGTCGGGCCGGTGGGGCCTGTCTGGCCGGCGGCTCCGGGTTCGCCTTGGGCTCCGGCGGGGCCCGTGGGGCCTGCAGGCCCAGTTGGACCGCCGGAAGGGCCTGTAGGACCCGTAGGGCCGGGGACACCCGCCGCAAGCACACCCGTGTCTACATACACACCCTCGTCGGCATCCCATGTTAGCCAGGTCTGTGCGGCTGATATCACGGGTTGATGTATAGCAGCGCTCTCTGCGCGGTCAGCCGCTGCCTCCGCGCGATCTGCATTGTCTCCGGACACGGAAACCCAGTCCGGCGCAGGAGCCGGAGGCGCAGAGCCAGGGCCACCGAGAGCCCGGCAGGTCACGGTGTTGATGATTTCCGACTTACGTATAACATCATCGAGGTACAGGCGCGCCTCCAACATGCCGGTGCCAGGCACGGCCAGGTCTGCGCTGTTTGGACGCCACACGGTGATTGGGTCTGTGGAACTCACGATTACCGGATACACCTGGCCGTCTGGCCTGCGGAACACCACCGACACAGTGGAGCCAGGGAGTTCTGCGAGCCAGGCGGACACGTCAATGCCCAGTTCTCGGTATTTGTTCTCTCCCGTGCGGCCGATCTCTACATAGCCCAAGGGCGGGTTGCATATGTTGATAATCAATTTGAGCCTCCTATGCTATCAGGCCGTACTTGTTTTTCAGGATCCCTATGAGGTTGTTGAGCGCGTAGAGGTAATTATTCGCCGTTACCGAGGTGTAAGACATATTGTTTGAGCTGAGCGACAACGTCTGTTTCGTCGCTCCGGAAGCGCCGAAGAAACCCAGTGTGCCTCTTGTACCGCAAATCCTGCTCGTGCCGTCTCCGGTATACAGCGCATACCATGGCACGGAGCTTGAGCCCAGGCTATACGGATATGTGCGGGAGCTGGCATGCGGCACAAGCGCGCGGCTGGAGTTCAAATCGACGTAATTTGAACTGCCCTGGTATAGCCTGGCCACAGTTGGACTGCCCCATTTAAGAGCATAAGGCGTTGTCCCTGATTTCAACAGGGCCTGGCCGTCGTTGCCTCCGGAGGGGATATAGTTTTCAGGGGCATCTGCCCATTTAAGTGCATAGGCTGTGGAGCCGTTCTTGACGAGCATCTGCCCGCTGGTACCGCCGGTTGGGATGCGCTCAACAGGTGCATCGACCCATTTAAGCGCGCGGGAAACCGAGCCGTCTTTCGCCAGCAGCTGCCCGCTGGTACCGCCGTCAGGAATATGCTCAGTCGGAGCGTCGGCCCACTTGAGGGAATAGTCCGTCGTACCGTCTTTGATAAGCATCTGGCCGTTGCTGCCGCCTGAGGGAATGTAGTTCTTGGGGCTCGTCCACTCCACGTCGTAGGCCTCATTCGTGCGCTTGGACAGCAGCTGCCCCTTTGTCCCTCCGGTTGGGATCCCCCGCATATCGGCCCACTTTGAGGCAATGCCCTCATTGCCGTCCTTGGTCAGCACCTGGCCATCCGTTCCGCCGGCCGGCAGGATGGCATCAGCGTTGGGGTTGCCCACTGGATACTCAACGACATAAGTACCGGAGTCTTTGATAACCCGGACTCGCTGCCCGGCGGCAAAAACGCAGAACGAATTGCACTTGTAGTGCTTTTCCGACGCAGTCTCCTCGCCGTCGAATATCAGCGTTATGCCATCATCATATATTTGTTCAATGGTCGCAAATGAGTACGAGAGATCTTCAGAGGTTTTGTCGCTCATATCAACACCACCTGTCTGAGAGTGTGCGACATCGTCTGCCCTCCGGAGAGAGTCAGGTACCAGCCGGTCTCTTGATAAATCCCACTCAGCTCCGGCCGGCTTATTGCCACTACGTCGCCCACTCCGTGGCCAGGTTCCGCAAGCGTCGTCACCGTGACGGTCTTACTGGCCAGCATGCTCTCAAAGGCGAGATGCTCAGCATAGCGCTGCAGCTCCTCCTGGGACGCGATATTGTTCAGCTGGACAACCGTTGGTATACGCCGTCTGCGGCGCACGGTGGACAGCGCCGACATTGGGTTGTCGTTGACCGCTGTCGCCGTCATCGGCTCCTCAAGGTCCGGATTGGATACCGTGCAGATAAAGACGTTGGGGGCGTCATAGATATCCAGCTCTGCCTCGCTGTCGGGCATCAGTACTGACAGCGGCGTCCCGTCCGTGTAAGTGTGTGCGATACGCTCCGCGCTGGGCTCCTGGCGCGGCTGGAGCACAGCTGTGCCGCGGGCGTCGAACCAAATATCGTTGTAATTGATCTCGGCCAGCAGCGTATTGATAATGGTCAGGTAGGGCGTACCTATCGCCCAGTCCTCACGGTCGGTGGTTAACGCCAACGAGCTCGGCGTCTCCATAACCATGCCTATACCGGCAGAGACCAACAGCTGCTTGCCCGCGTCGAGGTATGGCATTCCCGCGGGCCAGTGCAGCAGCGTCTCGGTCTTGGCCTGCTGTAGCTTAACGCCGCGGTCGTAGGCCTCCACTCGGTCGAGATCCACGCCGTAGCCTTTTGAGGACACCGTGACCGTACCCGGCACAAACACGCCGATGGGCGACTCCACACCGTCGATTATAAGTACGGGCTGGAGCTCGTCGTTGAGGTAGTCGATCTCGCCGGTGTGGAGAAACACGCCGGCGAGGCTGGTTTTTATGGCTGAGTCTGAATCCGCCATGACAGAGGGCGGCGACGACTGCGGGAACGGCAGAGAGCCGCAGCGCACGCCGTCCCGCAGGATATCCACCCGGGCCGAGATGTGCCTAATCATAGGTAACCTCCTCGACAAAGTTGACGCGCTGTATCGAGAAGCTGAAGGAATCGAAGAAGCGCGAGCTCTGTTTGTCCAGAGCTTCGAGAACCCCTATGGCATAGTTGCCGCGCCTGTCTTTGACACACACCAGAGAGCCCTGGAGGGCCTCCAGCTCCGCGGATTCTGCCGGAGACGCAAACGCGCATTGCACCGACATCGTAGCAGAAGACCACTCCGATATTTCGGCGGAAGGATACTCGGCTCCGGGCAGATACTGATAGTTCATGGTGCGGCTCGTGTTGAGCGATGTACGCCTGTCGGAAGTATCGGCATATTTCAGCCGCAGCCACTTTGCGTCGGGTACCGGAGATATATACACGGTGTTACATACAGAGGCAGCTGTTACGGCGTTGGAGAGGCCATACATGCCGGTGGCAGCGAACACTCCGCGCACTGTGTAGGTATGGCTGCCAGAGCAGAAATTGTCCGTATAGCTTTGATCTGTGGTTTTGGCAATGGGGCGCCCGTCCCGCAGCACATAGTAGGCATGATAGCCGCTCGATGTCCAGCGCAGGGAAACTGAAATGCCTTCGGTAGCAGACAGGGTAATAGCCTCTCCCGCGGTGTTGCTTACCTGGACGGAGCAGGCGCCCCATGGGCTCCAAAGGCTGTATTTGTTGCAGACCCGCACCCGGGCAGTATACGTGCCATCCGGGAGGTAATCTGGCAGCCTCCAGCCCTTGGCCACGCCGTAGATAATACCGCTGCTGATACCATTGATCTCCGCTTCCCACGCCTGCTGGTCCGTAGATTGCCAGGATATGCTCACTCTCGGCGCGGCGCCGCTCGTAATCTGTACAACAGGAGCCGGTGGGGCGGCGACGACTATGATCTCAGCTGCGTCGCTCCAGTCGCCCGCAGTCCCGTCGGTGTTATATGTCCTGACGCGCCAATATACCGTACCGGAAGGGAAGGTGTTGGCCGGAACTATGAGCTCTGTGTCTGCGCCTGTCACGTGGCCCAACGATTGCCAAGAGCCGCCTCCGGTATGGTATTGCAGATCGGCGGCCGTCTGAGCTGTGCTCGTAGCGATTATGTGCGCCCACGAGAATGTGCAGGGGGACGAGCCGTCGACCATAGTGCTGACAGGCGATATCGGCACGGCCTCGGGCAAGGCCTCCACCGTGCTGAGCGTGTACCATTCGGAGATAATCGTCTGGTCGGCGCTGGTGGTCACTTCGACCTGCCATTCGATTTCATCTGCCGAGAATGTGCCTGCCGGTACTTCGCAGCGCTGGACGGTGCCGCAGTCAATGCTGTTAACAGCGCCTGAGCCCTTTACGCGCCAGCGAAATGTGCCGGACTTCTGCCCCATGACCCCGTAGCATACCTCGCCTTCCTGCAGGGCTACGTTCCATGAAAACAGGGCCGTCCCGTTTTTGGGGACATATCCGCTCATGGGGGATATGTCTCTCAGCTCGCTCTTGGCGTCTACATAGTATGTAAGTTCAAAATACGGGTTGCTGTTGCTTGCCGGAGTGTACGCGGTCAGGGAATCGGAATTATAGAGATCAACGAATCCGGAAAGCATCACTCCATGGGAAAGCAGGGATTTTACGTTCTCTTCAAGGCCTGTAACGCCAGGCCCCAACCGCACCCACATAGCGGGGGAATCTTCAAGCAGATCGAAGGAAGAATCGTATTTGGTGGTTGGTAGCGGAAGATCGTTATAAGTGACGGCGCTGAAATCCAAATCCGAGGCAAGATAGTCCATATATACAATAGCAGGCGATTCCGGCTCGTGCCGTACAGCAGATGCGTACAAATGCACTAAGGCCCCGCCAGCTATTATGCTCTTATACCACAGGGATTCAGGCAGCTGGGCAAACTTCAAAAACAGACAGCCCGGGGAGCCGGCTGACGACACGAGGGGCACAGAGGGGCTCGTCCTGTCGTTCGAGTACGGCTTGTCTCTGCACACAAACGCCCAATCTGCCACTTCAAGGCGATATGTCGCCATCAGTACACCTCCTCCATGGGCATCATGCGGGTCTTGCGCCTTCGGTCGCGGGCAAGGCGGGCTATGTCGCTGAGCTCAGAGATCTCCCGCAGGCTCAGCGTGACATAGTACACATCGCCGGTGCTGCGGGCCGACTCCTGAGCGCTCTGGATGACGGAGCCGCGCGGCAGAAACACGCGCTCCGGGCCGTTCTCGCCGACCCAGGTGACGCCGCCGGGGAAGTTCCAGTCTCCGGAGGCGTTGTACATGGACTCGAATACACGGGTTGTCGCATTGTCTCCTCCGAATAGAGTTCCGCCTATGGCACGCCAGTCCTCTACAGCTCCGGAGAAATCCAGCTTTAGCAGGTTTATTATTGAGGAAACCGCCAATTCAATTACCTTTATTCCATCAGCAATGCCAGCGATAACTAACGCAATACCATAGAACACGGGCGAACAGGCCTTAAGTATTTCGCCCAGATTGTCGAATGCCGGGCTGAGCGCGGTGACGAGCTCCAGCAAAGAGCCAAACACGGTAACCAGACCGCTTGCAGCGAAATCTTCCTCTATTCCCTTTATTCCCTCACTTGTTTTTTCATAGAATTCCTGTAGCGCGGGTGTAAATTTCAGCGCCATTGAATTTGCGCCAGATTCAAACCTAGCCTCTACATTGTGCATTTCATCATCGAGGCCTGCCAGCGTTTCAAGCTGCACATCAGTCAGGATATCTTTAACATCTGAAGCTTTATCGTAAAAAGCTTGAAAGGCGTCTGTTCCCTGGACAATCAGCGGGTTCAGGTCCTGGGCAGACCGGCCGAAGATCTCCATGGACACCGCGTCGCGCTGGGTAGCGTTCTCAATCTGGCCGAGTACGTCTATGACCTCCAGGAAAACTTTCTGGGCGTCACGAAGGCTGCCGTCGGCATTCATAACCTCGATGCCGAGCTGATTCCAGGTTGCTGTGGCCGTCTCAGAACCGCTCTGTACATCGGCCATGCTCCGGATCATCTTGGCCTGGGAGCTGGCCACGGTATCAAAGGACACGCCTATCATGTCGCAGGCGTACTGATAGCGCTGCACGGCCTCAGTGGACAGGCCTGTCTGCATGGCTACGTCCTGGATCTCGCCGGCTGCGGCAGCCTGCTCAAGAGTGAGATTCGCAAGCGCCTTTTCAACCTCAACAACTGCAGCTGCGGCGGCTGCGAAGGCGCCGATAAGCAGAGTGAGCTCCCCCCCGAGCGAGACCATGGAATTGAGCGTGCTCGTAGCGCCTTCGGGGAGGTTAATGCCGAGCTTGCCGGTCAGGTCATCCAGAACGTCGCCGAGACCTTTGCCGCTCTCTGTGGTATCAAGCAGCCCGCCGTCGAGCGTATCAATCCCTGAGGATGCGTCAGACAGTGCCTCAGTGTTGGACTGCAGCTGCTGCTCCATTTTTGCGAGTTCGGCCTCGGCGTTGTTGAGGGTGGTCTGCCAGCGCTTCGTGCGGTCGTCGGCCTCGCCGTAACGGTCAGCGCTGTCTTTCAGCGCGGCCTGCAGGGCCTCGACCTTCTCTTTCTGTGTGAGTATCTGCCGTGTGAGCACGTCGCTGCGGGCTGTGAGAGCGTCCACGCTGTCGGCATTGGTGGCAAACTGTGCAGAGACCAGCTTCATCTCAGAGTTGAGCACTCTGAGCGAGGCGTTTATCTCGGATACCGCCGCCTTATATTCCTGCTCTCCGTCGAGCTCGAATCTGGTCTTGATAGGCTGCGTGGCCACGCTTAATCACCTCCTCCGAGTAAATAGGCTGACAGCGACTTCTGCGGCTTGTCCTCGCGATGCAGTGTCCTCCGGGGCGCGGCAGCCTGCAGCAGAGCCGCAACGCGCGCAGGTGTTGCGGTGCGCCAAAAGGACCTCTCGTCGAGCTTCAGGACGCTCATCCAGGCATACAGGTACCAGGCGAAGTCGATACTGCGCGACTCCGGCTCCGCCTGGTCAGTCAGTTTTTTGGGGCGTCCTCCTCTGTGGAGAGCTCTGTGTCGGCAGACATGGCTTTTCCCACCAGCCGCATGACGATCGCCTTGACCTCGTTCATCCGTACGGGTGCGAGCATGCGCCCCACCTGGCGAGAGGTATAGCGAACCTCTATCCCCTGCTCATCAGCGGAATCATTGAGCATGGCCGCGAGGAATTCCATAAGCGACCGGACGCTGGCCTTGCCTGACAGTGCCTCGCTGATTTTTCCGTCAAAGGCCTCCTGGACATCTGCCAGGACGTTCATGTTGCAGCAAAGCTGAAAGGTGTGCCCGTCAAATTCAAACGGCACACGCTCCAGGCGCATATCTATCATGCCTGCAAGCCTCCAGTTGTCACGCCGAGTGCCCCGTCGACCCACTTCTTGGCGTTATCGACAGTATCAACGGTCACGACGTCGACCAGGTTTTGCGTGGAGGAGTGGTCTGCCATGAACTCGCCAGTCGTCGTGGGCGTCTGGAATGTAAGGCTGTCGCCCTTTGTCTTGTACACCATAGCCGGAAGGCCGAATATGATGCGCCGTACAAACACACAGGTGTATTTGAGGGCGCCATCTATCATGTCGGGAGCATAGAACGCGCAGCCTACAGCGGACGGCTCGTCTGCGCCTGTGTAGGCAAGCCCGGTCGCGGCCGGCTGGAGACCGGAAGCGGTTATCGAAGAGTCTTTTGCTCCGAACATCATTTTCTGGGCTTCAGCTGGTATGTATTTAGTCGCGATACTCATGGTGCCGCCGGTGATGAGCTTCATGAATTCAGCCAGCACGCCCTCAGCATAGAGGCGGCCCTCGGCATATTTGAACTGCAGGTTCACATCCATGGCGTCACCGATGGTGGTGACGTCTGAGTATGAGATGGTTCCGTCTGTATTTTTGTACTTGCCGATTTTGATATATCTCAGGTCAAATGCGGGCATTATATCAGTCCTTTCTCGTGCAATATCGTGTTTGCCGCGTCCTCACAGGCGCGGATCATCTTAGGGGTCGCGGATAGAATGGCAGCGTTCCAGAAGTGCGAGCCCGGGATATATCCGTAGGCCTTTTTGCGCCCGTAGTTAAGGACGAATGCCTTGACCGCATTCTTTACGCCCTTCTCGTCCCTGCCCTTGACGGACATGGACACGCTATGGACTCCGTCCTTTGTATCAACCCGCCTGTAGTAGGTGACATTGTCGCGCATGGCTCCGGTATCGATATGCCCGGCGCGCACCAGGGCGCTCCGGGCCTCTTTCACAAATATCTCGGCGCCGGCATACAGGATCTTCTTGGTGTTCTCCTTGTCGTACAGGCCGTTGTCCTCGAGCTGCCGTATCAGCTCCGGCAAGGCGCTATCTGCATACTGAAACTTAGCCATACAGCGCCCCCGCAGCTATGGCCGTTAAGCTCGCCTGCGACTGGCGCTTGTCGTCTGAGTACTGCACGGCATCCAGCGTGGAATTCCAGCCGGCAGCCTCGAGTGCAGCCTTCACCTTTTTCATCAGCGGTACATAGCTCCCGCCGGTGAAGATGTCCACAGCGTAGGCCACGCCCGTCTCGGCTTCCACGCCTTCGGCGTATATCTGCCCGGTCTGCCCTATGCACTGATAGGTCACAAAGGCGTCCTCAGTTCCTCTGTACGGGACCGGAGACACAGGCGCTCCAATGTCCGCAAGGGCTTCAGCTATCGGTATCATGCTTTGCCTCCTCAACCGGGAACACAGTCTCCGACAGTCTGAGCGACAGCAGCTGCACGGGCAGCCCGTCGGAGTTCTCTTTGCGCTGGATCTGCACTATGCGATACTGGTTCCCATCGACCAGGCAAAACTGCTCGGCGCTTATCGGAGCCGGCCACATCTCGACGGCAATGTCTACACGCTCACCGGCCTGCAGCGCGGCGTAATATCGCGTCACGCCGACGGTGGATTCACCAAAGTAATAGCTCCGACCCGGGCGCAGGCAGCGGGGCTCGGCCTCAGTATCAAGTGTGCAGACAGTCAGCACGCGGTCATAGATCATGCGCTGCCACCTGCCTGCGCGATCTTGCGGTCATTGAGCTCCGCCCGGATCATGCGGGGCATGCCCGAGGGATCAGGGCTTGCCCGGCGGCGATATATCCAGGCGGCATACATGGAGAGCAGCGCGTCATCTTCAGGGGCGTCCGGATTAAGCCGGACGCCCTCTCTCGATATCGCCGCATGAGCCATTGACAGGTAGTGGTCAAGCTGCACCTCCTGCTCGGGCGTGGGATGCAGCAGGCCGAGATCGGTCTGCAAAAGTATCCTCTGGTTTGCCGTAGGCGTCACTCGGCCCACCTCCTTTTAGTTAGCGGCGTCCGTGGCGAATGTTACGGTCTTCGTCGGCGCCGTGTTCGCATAGTTGAGCAGTACAAAGGCCTCTCCGCGCACAGGCTTACCGTCATAGCGCTGGGTGCCCTTAAACACCGTGCAGTCGTCCAGGAACATGGGGATGTCCGAGTAAGCGATCTTCGCACCGCTCCGCTCGGCAATGACCTCCAGCGTCAGATATCCGCCCGCAATGTCGTTATCAGCCATGAACTCGAGCTCTACGATTTCGCCGCCTATAACCGGCATGACATTGGAAACACCGGACATAAGCGCTGCGGAGCTATTGAACTCAAGGCAGCGGCAGATGAGGTCCATATGGGTCTTTCTGTTCATGACCCACACAGGGGCACCAGTTGCGTAGTTAGGCTTCGCGGTTCCCAGAGCAGCCAGTAGAGGCGAGAAAAACTCCTTGCCGGTGCTTGCCGCCAGGTCAAGAGTCAGAATATTGGAGGTTGACAGGTTTGTAAAAGTCCCCTGGTTTTTGCCCCACCATGCAGGCTGCGTAGCGGCGGCCAGTCGTGTGACAAAGCCCACGGGCATTTTTGTGCCGGTGCCATACACGATTGCCTTATCAAGTGCAAGACCTATAGCCTGCCCAAGATAGTCAATGATTGTGGCCAGAAGCTGGAGATCCGAGTCATCCTCAAGGCTGCTGTTAGGCACGGACACATAGCCGCCAACTTTGTATTCATCCAGTTCTACCTGTGTAAAGGTTATGGTGAGCTCATTGACAGCACCAACCGCCTCCGTCCATATCCCTTCCGGGATTGCTCCGGCAACGTTTTGACGTCCTTTCCCGGATATCGGGCGAAGCGTAACAAACCTAATCAGCTTTGAATAGCGATCAACTCCGTCGCGCAGCACGCCCATCAGAATGTCGGGAACACCGAGCTCGGCGCCGGTCACGGAGGATGCAGCGCGGCGAAAGCCGCGGACACGAGTCAGGAACTCTTTTACGTCCTCTCGGGTAACAAGCGCCGTGCGCTGTTCAAGGGTCTCGCCCAGGGCACGCATCGCCCTGGTGTTGGTCGATATATTCGCCACAGAATCTCTCCTTTTCTTCACATCTGCGCCGGGCTCGGCGCTTCTTGCGGCATTGCCGGCCGCTTCGATTTCTGCAATCTGCCTCTCCAGCTCGGCGATCTCGCCTGATATGCGGGTCTGCTCGCTCGTGTTGGTTTCCCGCGTCTGCTCGAATTCGCTTACAAGCGTTTCCACGGCTTCGCGCTCCTCATCAGTCGCGGCCTCGTTTATCGCCTGTTCAAGCTCCGCCTCGCGAGCCTCGAAGCTGGATGCGGCGGTACGCAGCTGCTCCAGCTCGGCCTGCAGGGGCTCGATCCTCTTGCGGAGAACGAGTACTTTAAGTGCCATTGCTACCTCCTAATCTTCGTCTCATTTCAGCGCGCCAATGCTCCAGGCGGCGCCGGTTGATGGTCTCCAGGTCCCTGCGCCTGGCTTCTATGCCAGTGTCCTCATACGCCGGGAACGTGCAGGGGCTGACCTCGTAGAGAGGGTTGACCTTTTCGATCTCCCAGCGGCATTTGCCGTCACCCAGCTCGATATACCGCTCAGATTCGATTTCAAAGCCAAACGAGCACTGGCTCACGTCTCCGCGCTTGACGCGGGCATAGAGGTCCATCGCCGCTCGGTCTTCCTGATTGATTGTGATGCGTCCCCACAGGCCTCTGGAGTCCTGTTTGAGGGTCAGAGTGCCGGCGCGGGTGCGGCCCAGGACGAGGTCTGTATTGTGGTTTACCAGCGCGCGCACGTCACCGGACACAGATTCGTCAAAAGCACCAGGCAGGATAACTTCCGATGCTCCCGGCCAAAACTCGTAGGGGCTGTTGAAAACGGCAAAGTATCCCTCGATATAGAGCTCTCCGCCCTCCTCGCGCGTGGAATACTCGACCGGCAGGCAGCGGCGCTGCCTGTTAGTTCTATCTGCTCCGGGCATATCAGTCCTCCTCACTTTGCAGCTTTTTCTGATTGCCGATCATGCCGGCGGGGATATAGTTCTCCAGGATAACGCGCTCATCCAGGCCGGGCTCCGGCGGCAGGTCAAGCCAGTCGCGGACCTCGTTGCCCGTCATTATGCCGCGGACATACTGGTCGTCGCCGACCGAGGCCAGTGTCTTGAGGTCGTAGGCGTACAGTCTGCGGGTGTTGAACTTCCAGTACCAGCGATCGGAGATCAGGAGCTTCTTAGTAAGCTCCTGTGCGATGCCGTTCGCTATCGGCTGGGCAGTCGTGCGGATAAAGTTGTTGTACGCCGCCTCGCTGTACTCCCCCACGCCGAGGAAATACGGCGGCACCCGTATTGCAGCCGCGACGCAGCGCTTGTCCATCTCCACGCTGGACGATATCGCAATGTCGGCCAGGGACAGCGGTTTGACCGTGACAACGTCCATGAGCTCCGTGGGGATCATCCAAGGCTCGCCGGCGCGCTGCGTCTGTATGTACTCATGCATCAGCTTCTCGCGGCCAGACGGATCTCTTAGCTCCTCGGAATTGGAGTCCACCTTGATGATCACGCTCGGCATCCACTTTGAGGACATAAAGGCGTTGGTGGTTGCCGCCGCCTGTCGCAGATTCTTAAGCACCTCGCGCAGCTGCACACGCGGGCCTCTGCCCCGCCACGGCGCAGCCGGATCCGGATGCAGCCGGAAGTGCAGCACAGCATCAGGCGCAAACATCTGGCCTCGCCATTGGATGGAATAGCTCAGGCCGTTGTCCTGCGGCAGCGTCGTCGCGCCCGGCATGGGCAGCAGCTCTTCTATCCGGCCGTTACGGGAAGCAGGAAGGACGAAGGCGTTGCCGTCCCCGGATGTGAACATCGTGGTCACAATCCAGCTAACCCAGGTCTGGCGTGTCCCCAGACTGTACGGGGTGATATCGATCATGCGCGACAGCTCGTTTTTGAGCCGCTTGTCGCCCTCGTCGGTGTTCTCCATGAGCCATATTGTGGCGTCGGATATGATATCGGCCACCATGCCGACGGCATTGGCAACGTCCGGTGAGTCGATGAGCCTCGAATATCCGGGCACAGTGAGGTCCGAGTCTGTGTCGGCCAGCGTTATCCATCGCGCCCCGGTCGACAGCGGGGCATCCCGCGAGCGCGGGACCGGCTTAACTCGCAATCAATCACCCTCCTTCTGAGCGCCGAACCAGCCGGCGCCTTTCTTTTTGGCTTCGAGATCTATGAGATAGGTGCAGGCTGCGAACACCGCGCAGTCGAACACGTCTATGCGCAGATTCGGAGCCAGCTTGTCGTAATACGTCACGTCATCGGCCTTGTCGACGCCGTGGACGTTCTGGACACAGTATTCAAACGGCTCAGCATGGCAGTAATACAGCGTGCCGGCCTTGGCAGAGTTCATGAGGTAGTGGAACCCCTCATTCTTGAGCAGAGCCGTCTGCGGCTGGTCACGGACGGTAAAGTGCGCAGCCTTCATGCCGATGTAATACTCGCGGCAGAATTTGCGGTCATGTCCCACCCGGCGCACCTTGAAGCCGCGCGTGCGCATGTCCGTGAACCACCTGACAACGTCAGCGTGGTTCGTGACCTTGTCATTCGTCATGTCCAGCCAGTGATCGTCGAGCCAGCCGAACAGAGGTATCTGGTCCTGCTCTGCCTTTACGAGCGCAGCCGGACGCGGGAACCAGCAGTGAGGGACGATGATGTCCACGCCCTGGTAGTGGCCGAACAGACACGCTGCGGTGAGGTCATGCAGCTTTGAGAGGTCGGCGCCGCCGTACCACTCGACCGGCAGCCTGGCAAGCTGGTCAAGCGTCCAGTCATACTTGGCGTCAGATGCCCGCCACTCCTCGATGTCGAAATACGCACGCAGCGACTGGATGAAGACATTGAGGCTCTTGGTCAGGAACTCCGGCCTCATCTGGGGATCCTCGCGGGCAAGCTGCGCGTCGGCAATCATGTCGGCCGGGCGGATGCTCGCGCCCCAGCCTGGATTGCAGGCCTGCATGACAGCCGGGTCATCATAGTTGACTTCGCCGTTCGCGCCCTGCTCGGCCGCGGCTATGAATACGAAGGTGCGGTCAGCTATGTCCCCGGTCACGGTGCCGTCGAGGATCTTCCGGCAGAAGTCCACGCGCTGCGCACAGAAGCCGAGCTCCAGAGAGCCGGCAGTCGAGATGCCGATGACGAGCTTGTTGGAGTACGCCTTGGTCGCGTCCTTGAGCACCTGGTACTGCTTGGCGCTCTTGTAGGTATGCATCTCGTCGGCGATGATGACATTGGCGTTGAACGAGTCCTGACGGTCGGGCGACGTAGCCAGGGCATTGATAGAGATATACCCGTCTCCGACATCGCCCGATATGCTGTGCTCATTGTTGCTGCCTATGATACGTAGCCCGTTGTCGGGGTCCTCGTCTACGGATATGCCGAGACGCTTTACGTTGAATTTGAGGAAGTCAAAGCCCTCCAGGGCCTGCTTCAGCGCGCCGCCGACCTCATACACCTTTGAGCCCGACATCCGGTAATAGAGGGCAAAGGCCCAGGCCAGTGCCGCGGCGAATGTGGTCTTGACGTTCTTGCGCGGGACAAATATCAGGGCCTCAACATATCGCCGCAGCTGTGTGCCCGGCTGATAAAAGCCCATGATGTTGTAAACGCAGAACTTGTGATAAGGCAGCAGCTCGAAGGGGCGTCCACGCATGGGCAAGCCCTCGAGGTCCTCGCCCTGCTGGTGGCAAATTGTAGTCTCGATGAGCGCGATTATCAGGTTGGCCTCTTCCGCTCGGAAGTCCCAGCGCCCCGTGTCCAAATCGGACACATATCTGGCGCAGGCCTGGCGGATCTCGGTGCAGGCGGGAACTTCGCCGGACAGGACGCCCTCAACATAGGCATCGACTTCAGCCTGGTAGTCCGCCGCTTTGGCAATGGCCGTTTCCTTGGCCGTATCCAGCAGCGCCTCAATCGGGCTTCCCGACGAGGCATTTGCTTCAACGGCGCTTCGGGCCTTTTTCAGCCCGGCAGGTGTCAGACCCAGCTGGGTGCGCAGTGCCAGGGCATCCGCGCGCAGCTTCTCGACGGACGACCAGTATGGGTCTTTCGCCATGTACTCTGCTCCGGCCTTGTTGGTCATACGGGCCACCATCTGGCCGCCCTGCTTGCGCCATTCCTTTTCCGCTCGGGAGAGCTGGCGTTCAGTCTTGGCCAGGGTCTTGATGGTCGGCTCGTATATCTCGTTGTAGGTGTCCACGGCGCGCATTGCGTCGCGGATCATGTCCTCTCTGGCCAATTCACCGCCTCCGGATCATTCGCGCGGGCGCGTCGTTCACGGGCGCAGTCCGCGCGCGAGTTCTTGTTTCCGTTTCTCCTGAGCGCCGAATTTTACCCCCCTCGAAAATTTTGTCCGCTGTCGGAAGAAGTCCCGGCCCCAGTGATCAAGGGCAAAGATTTTCAGCCTCAGGGGGGTGGGGGGATAGTCCGGCGGCGCCATGACTCGCCGAGCGCCGAGAGACTGCCGTCGTCGTTGTGCATCGCGCGGTGCGCCTCAGCCGACAGGCTCAGGAGGTTCCAGTCAGCCCAGGCATATTCTGGCCAATCCTCGGCCGGCCAGATGTGGTGAACGACAGTCGCCTCAACGTTGCGACCGTAGCGCCGCGCCTCGCGGCAGCGGTACCCGTCACGGCGCAGGATGCGCGGCCTGACATAGACACGCCATCGTCGGCTCTCGTACCCGTCCCACATTCAGCACACCTCCCGGCGGCAAACAAAAAAGCGCCTGCCTCCGACACATAGTCGAAGTCAGGCGCTGGCACTTTGGCACTGGCACTCGCCGTCTGCGATTGTCACGAGGAGCTGGCGCTTGCAGCGTCGGCACCACACCGGCAGTTTCGCTGCTCGGGTATCCGGCAGGATAACCTGGTCTGTGCGGCTGCCGCATATCGGGCAGACGATTCGTCCTCCTCGCACTTCCAGTTTACCCAGCGCGCCTAATTGCGTCAAGCGTTTTCGTGTACCTTCCGTCATTTTCTCGTACCTCCCGCCTAAAGATATACACAACCCCAAGTCAGAAAAAATAATAGCTATTCGATTTTTCGGCGTCTGCGAGCAGGCTCTGGCCGCGGCTCAGGCAGCAGATACGATATATATGTGTAGCAGCCGTATCCATTCTGCCGCTCGTCTCGGTCCAGGATCACAGCTCCCGGCGGCGCTGTGATAGTCACATTGTCGTCGACCAGCTGCGACTCCCGCACAGGCTTGGCAAGGTTTCGGGATCCGACATAGCCTTTGTCACCGACCGCAATTACCTTTGAATCAGCGTCCGGGTTGCGCTCTCGTACCATGTACTGCGCGATCTCCATGAAATCATCGCGGCCGTAGTGCTCGCTGTCCGAGAGCTGGGAGATCTCTATGTTGTCTCCCCACTCCCAAAGTGAGCGAATCAGCTCATAGTCCGCCCGGCCGGACGTGGCGTTGATGACCATGTGGAAATGATACCGCCTGGAGCCGTCGTCCTGGAGCTCATGTATCGCATAAACATAGCGCAGCTCCTCCCCATCCGCACGCCGCCGAGCCCGCAGCCGGTCCATGAATCGGGCCATGATCTTCTTGCAGGCCTTGCGGTTTGGAGGCAGGTGAGCGTCATCAAAGCCGAGGGTGATCCACAGGTCGTGCCTTTTGAAATTGGCACAGAGCAGCAGCTGCAGCTGCTTCCACATCGCTTTGAAGTTCAGCTTCTGCCGGGCCGCGCTGCTGCACTTGGCTTTCTCCGCACGCTCCCTCGGGGAGTCCGACGCCATGGCCTGGGTATAGCACACGCCGTACACGAGCCGACCGGCTGTCACCGTGATGAGGCGTTTAGTCTTTGCTATGGCGGCCGCCCCCCTTTACGCGCGAAGGCGAGGCCGCAGCCTCGCCTTCCCTTTTCTGTTGTTCCCGTGGCTGCCGGAACGAGCAGCCTTCCGGCCCAGCTGATCCCCTGGCTACGCACCAAGGGTGGTTGAGGATATCGCACACGGCGCTGCCACCCGGCAGCCGGCGAAACGATTTGCAGTCAACGCTCCGCCCGTCGGCGTCTGACGCGAGCCTAAACTTTATCCTTGGCACTGGCCTTCCTCCCATCTTCAGCAGTTTTTCGAGTTCGCACCCGATATGAGTACCCATCCCGAGACCGCCCGCAGCAGGCGCAGCGGACCCGGCTCAGCGGTTTATCCGCGTCGAGCTCGGTCACCTCTTCAAACTTCGGACTACAGGTCACGCACAGCGTGATATGACGTTCAGTTTTCACAAGGCAGTCTCCCCTTCCGGTATGCAGACATCCGGTATGTAATAATAATGGCCATCACCGCCGCCATGGCTCCGGCATAGCCCGTCCATGAGCGTATGCGCACGTACCCGCAAAGCGGCACATCGAGCCAGCAGCACGCGATCCAGCCAATGAGCTCGGACCACATCGCCCAGAACAGGCGGTCAATTTGTTTCACTGACAGCTTCATCGTTCGGCATATTGCGTTTAATATAGCCCATCTCAAACAGAGACTCGTCCGTAATGGAGCAGCTTTCCTCAAGGTTATCCGGGCCATCACACACCGCGTTCAGCGCGCATTTGCCGCATCCGTCATACCCATCCCGAGCCTTTGCGCAGTTTCGGACTATGGTAGCGTAGTCAAATTTGTTCAATATGATTTTCATTTTCACTCATCGCCTTTCTCTTTCAGCAGAGTAATCGCCTCTTGCAGCGCCTCCTCGTTAACAGGCCTCCAGCGCCCGCCGTCAACATCTGTTATCACCGGCATGGACAGCAGCTCCTCCGTAAGCGGGGCGCCCTGCCTTCCCATTGCCCCGCGCGGGCAGCCTACGTAATCGATGAATAACTGTCCAAATTCGCCAAGCCGCTCTAGCACTGTCTCAAGTTCCTTCTCAGCCTCAATCAGCTCGCACAGACGGTCGATGACAAAGTAAGCGCCGAGGATATCCTTGATACGTGGCTCATAGTGCTCACAAGAGTACCCGCATCCACTCATTTTGAGGTCCTTACTAGAACGTTTTAGTGTATAAGCACACGCCTCAAAGTGGGCACAATCCCCGCAATGATGAACCCGTTTCATTCTTATTCCTCCTGTGGCCCGCGCCACTCCCATTGGCTATCGCTAAAGGTGCAGTTACGACACCGGCAGCTCTCCCATTGGCAAAGTACACAATCCACTTCGCACCATTTTGGCGGCGCAGAAGCGTGTTTACATGTATCACATGGCGAAGTGTAACACGCGCGTAAGTCTTCGATAGCCGCGTCCCGCTCCTTCTCAGCTTTCGCTGCTCTTGCCTCGGCTGCCTCTGCGCGTTCAAGCAGTTCCGGTATTAGCGGACAATGAGCCGCTGGAACAGCCGTACAGAATCCGCCCACCGCCGTACAGTTCCCGTTGTCTGGGTGACAGTAATGACATTTGAGGCAATTTAGCTCGCGCCTTGCAGGTTCATCTTGGGGTTCAAAGCACGCTTCGTTGAATGTGCATGGCATATTGTTTTTTGTACATTTATCCAGTACTCTGTATTTGCAAAATGACACGCTTCTTTCCCCCTTCATACACCGCCTAAACGCTCCCCTCTCATCTGCACGGCCTTATCCCGCACGAGCTTGTCTATGACGCGGCCGGGTTCGCGGTAGCCGCAGAGCCGGGTGAGCTCTCGGATGTGCCAGGCAGTTTGAGGGGTGACGCGGACGATCAGCCGCACCAGGCGTTTATTCTTCGGCATTGGCTTCCTCCTCGGCGGGAGCTGCGTACAGCGGGCAATTTGCTCTGACCGTTTCTCCCGGCTTTGCTGCCGACCCGCACCATTGTTTTTTTACACAGTTGTTGCAGTTCCCCTTTGACATCAAATCGTCGAATGATTCTTTGTATAACTCAGCGCTGTCGTAAGCCTGAGCAATCAGCCAGCACGGGTCAATGAACCTGTGAAGTCCGCATTTTTCAAGCTCTTGAGCTGCCTCGCGGGTCTGCCCCATCTGTTCATAACACAGTTCGAGCAAGACACAGTCACTAATTTGTGCTATGGTCGGGAACGGATATCCGTAGGGAACAAGCTCACCTCGTATGTGGTCCACGCCGCATACGGCCCATTTTTCGCCCGATGGCACATGCAGCACGATATCATTCGGCATTATCGTTGTCCGCTTCGCAGTGGGCCGGGCTGACAGCGACTGTATCAGGTCGACTGCGTCGCGTATTATGGCGCAGCGAAGCTCGTCCTGCACCGATATGCGCTTCAAGTTTGAAATCACCTGCTCGCATCTTTCAGCGGTAATATCCATATACGCCCTCCAATTCAAATCTGTTCAACCGGTTCAGCCGCCCACTTGCAGCCAGCGCAGCCCGTTGGCGCCCGCCCCAGCAACGTATTTACACATATACCGGTCATCTCCGACAGCTCCAACATATCTTCGAGGGCACAACCTTCAGGCGGCCATATAAGACATCCCGAGTTATCTGGTCGTCCGGATATGAAGCTCTGTATATCTTCCTCGGACGCCCAAAGGGTATCGGCGACCTCACTAATTGAGACGCCTGCCTCAGAGCATACATCAACGAGATGTCGCCACCGAGCAGAAAACTCTTTTTGGTCGTCTATAAGGCAGTCAGGCCTTTCATCTGCTTCCGGCTCCTCTCTGGGGCTTGTTGTTGCATGGCTTTGGACTGATGAAGCGTCCGCTTCCCTGCTAAGCTCAGACGCGATAGCAGTCACAGATTGTGCAGTAGGATTGCCTTTAGCCTTGTTTCTGACACTTGTCTGCTGCTCCTGAGGCAGCCGGGCGAGTTCATATGCTGCCGACTCGGAGAGGCTGCCGGTCTCGAATGCTTCCATCCACTCCGGGGAGAGATTCTTGCGTATAACATCCAACCGCGCCAGGCGAGATGCCGATATCTGCATAGCCTCGGCCACGGCGTCACGCAGCCGACCGGGGATCTCCACACCCTGACGTTTCAGCTCGGCAAGCAGCTCTCTGTAGCGCTCGGCCTGGCGCATCGTGTCCGCCGACGACATGACCCTTGTCGCGCGGTTGGCCTCGATCAGTAGCAGCTCCTCTAGGACATCTGAGGCGGGCTCCCTGATAATGGCCGGTACTCGGGCCCAGCGCTCCGGCTCGTCCTTCGCCAGCTCGCAAATAGCAAGGAACCGGCGATGCCCGGATATTATGCGGTAGTCTCCGCTGCCGTCGCGCACCGGCCTGACGATTATAGGTTCAATAAGGCCGTTGAGCGCAATGCTGTCCGCGAGCTCATCTATGCTGCTCGTGTCATAGAAGTTTTTCTCGTTCTGCCGTAGTCTCTCCCGAGGTATGAATGATATGGCTGTCGCTTCGGTGTCCAATTTGGACACGTCCTCAGGCTTTATGTAATCAGATACTGAAAAAGGCCTCTTCGCCATCAAACACCCGCCCCCTCGAGGTATTCTGCGACCAGAGCGCGATAGTCGCGGCCGGCGGAGCTATGACGGCTGTACACATTGAGGGGCTGCCGTGCAAATGTGCTCTCGTCGACCTTGTCGCTGCGCCGGATGACCGTGCGGAACACGGGAACGCCGGAGTCTCGGAGCAGCGCTTCGCCCTGAACGACCGCCGGGCTGTTGTGCCACATCGTGACCAGGATGCCCGCCGTGCGTATGCCCGGACATATCCCCCGCACTCCGGAGATCTGCGTGAGCAGCTCACGCATACCGGACACGGAGAATGCGTCGACCTTGACCGGGATAATAACATCGTCCGACGCCGCGATTGCCGCGACGCTGGCGGCGGTGAAGGACGGCGGGCAGTCGATGAGCACCACGTCGTATGCGGTGGCCTCTCCCGAAGTCCTGGCGTCCTCATCGATGACGTCCAGGAAGTCGCGCAGCCTGCCGGCTCCTACGCCCTTGCTGACGCTGGCGATGTCAGCGGTGATTAGCGATATATCCGACGGCACAATATCGACGCCCTCGTGCGCTGTGCAGTAGATGCAGTCATAAGGATCGTCTGTAAGCCCGTCCATTATGCAGGCGATCGTATTCGCGTCCTCGCCGATACCGTAGAAGTGCGAGGCGTTGGCCTGCGGGTCGGCGTCTATAACAAGGACCTTTTTGCCGTAGTCCTCGGCCAGAATTGCAGCCATGTTTACGGTGGTGACGGTTTTACCGACGCCGCCTTTTAGATTTACGATGGATATTGTTTTCATTCGTCTGTATCGTCCTTTCCTGGGCGTTGCCGCGCCCAATGAGATATGATTCACGGAATGTTCTGCCTCGGGGCATATAGAACTCGACGGTGTAGTACCTTCGTTCGGGATGTATGTACAGGATCCGCCCCAGCGTCGGTGGAAGCGCAGGACCTCTTTCGCCGCAGGTCGGCGCACGGCATACATGATCACCTACTTGCATTGAACCCTCCTAAAACGGCAGCGTCATTTGCTGCTCCTCCGGCGTGGCCGGTTTGAGGCGCGACGTGGACTTGAACTGATAGCTGGCGCCCTTGTAAAAAAACTTCATGTGCTTCGGATAGAAACCAAGCCGGAAATGGCCAAGCTCCCCGTCCTTGTTCTTTGCAACGTTGAGTGTGCGATTGCCCGATGGGACATCATCGTCTTCGAGGTACAGGAGCATGACGATATCTGCATCCTGCTCTATCTGCCCGGATTCTCTCAGGCTCGCCAGCGTCGGCGCGCTCCGGCGGCCCTTTTCGGGACGGCTGAGCTGCGAGAGCGCAACAACCGTTATCCCCGTATCCCGGCCCAGCTGCTTGAGGGCAAGAGAAATATTTGTGATCTTCTCATATCTGTCGCGCCCGGACGAATTAAGCAGTTGCAGGTAGTCGATGAATATGACATCATATCGCTTTGAGAGCGAGACAGCACGGATATCCAGCGGAGACATTCCTGAAACAGGTATAACATCAAGCTGAACCCTGTCACCCCTAGCGCCAAGGGCAGCAACCGCGTCAAGTTCACTGATGCTCAATCTAGCAGATTTAACTGCGTCAAAGTCCAGCTCCGCGGCATAGGTCGCTACGCGGTCATAAAGTTTGAGATCGCTCGTTTCGAGAGAAAAAATGCCCACACGTCTACCCTGAGCCGTGGCCATTTCATAGGCGAACTGAGCTGCAAGCATCGTCTTTCCCGCCGAGGGGTAACCGCCGAGGACGATTAAATCTCCCGGTTCTGCAAATAGATGCTCGTCAAGAGGTTTGAAATTCCATCGAAGATAATTCGGTGTCCGGTGCTCAGACTGCCGTTTGTAAAACTCGCTAATTCCATCAGTGAATGAAACAATTCGAAGGGTACTACGCTGGGCTAGCAAAAGCGAGAGTTTTTCTGCCGACTTGCGGGCCTCTGCCAAATCCGTTGCACTGACTATTCGCATAGCTGCTGTTTGCAGGTGGCCAAGCTGAACGGCATCGCGGATGATATCTGCATAGGCCTCCCAATTTTCCGCAGTTGGCGTTACCATCATGAGTTCTTTCAGCAGCTGCTCGTACTCATTTCCGACCTCTGCAAGAACCGTTACGGGGTCAATGGGCCGGCCTCGGCCAAACAGACTACGTATTCCCACGTATATATTTCCCAAGGCACCGGGGCCAAAGTCCTCCTGGCTCAGTCTCTGTATCACTTCCCCAACAATTTCAGGACTGATGAGGATAGAGCCAAGCACAGATTGGCGGGCCTTTGTGAGCATTTCATTGGTCACCACTCCTGAGTACGCTCCCCTCCGCCGGGGATACGCTGGGCATGCGCTCCGGGTATTTTTGAGTAATCGTCGTTCCAAGGCTCGCTGTTCAGCCAGGTGGAGGCATGCGGGATTATGCCGCGGCGCCATTGCTCGCTGCGCATGTCCTTCTTGAGCGTATGGGACATCAGCTCCAAAAGCGCGTCGTCGGGCTTTAGCTTGTCCCAGGCCTTCACCGCAGCTTTGCGGCCTGCTCCGTTAGGATATGCCTTCCAAAATTTCTCAAAGCGTTCTGGCTTCCACTCAGGCATTGAAACCGTGCGTCCGCTCTTTTTTGGGCCGGCACACGCATTTCCCCCCTTTGGGGGGACTGTAGGGGGGTTAGTATTATCATGTATATATAATCTACTACTATTATTAGGGTAGACATTTTTGTCTACACCCCTCTCGACATTTTTGTCTAGACCCCCCCGGGGGGTGTAGACAAAATTGTCTATACCCCCTTTGCCGGGGAAAAACGCACCGGCATATATCCGGCGCTCTCTTCCATTGTCATTAGTTGCCATTTCACAGCGTATAAACCCGGCTGCCTCCATCTGAGTGATCATCCTGCTGATGGTCCGCTCCGACACGCCGAGGACCCCCGCAAAATAGGTGTTCGTCGCCCAGCAGAATCCGTCCTCACCTATGAGGGCGGAGAGCTCTGCGTAGAGCAGCTTCGCCGTGGACGACAGCTCCTCGGAGTATCTCACCTCAGAGGGCAGCTGCGCCCAGTAACTGCGCCTTATCTCCGGCATGGTACACACTCCCTCTTGCATTTTGCGGGATTTCGGATATAATGGGCTTACATTCGTCTGTGTCTCTGGCATGGACTGCGTCGTACCGGTTGCCGCCGGTGCGGCGCTTTTTTTGTTCTTGCACATAGTTCACACCACTTTCATTCCCGGATAGTACTCCGGTACTTCTTCCACTCCAATGCGCGGGCGGCCGGGGCCTCGCTTGCGCTTCGCAGCAGTCGGGGTCGGTTTCTGAGACTCTGACTGTGCCGCGGATGCCGGCGCCGCCGGAACGTAACGTATCGCGTTCTGCTTGACGGATTCCAGGTATGCCTCTACATCCGCTTCGGAGAATCGCATTGTCGAGCCCATGACGTAGTAGACGCCGATGCGCCGGGTCTTGGCCAGGCGATAGACCGTTGACTCAGAGACACCGAGCCTCTCGGCCACTTCCTTTTTGGTCAGCATTTTTTACCTCCTTTGCAAACTTGAGGGACATGGCGGCCTGAATAATGTCGTCAAGCTCGTCCATGATATCGTCATACGATTCGCGCTCCTGCGCATCGATCTTCCCGTCCTCGGCAATCTCAATCAGGTCGTCGAGGCGTTCCTTCCGGCCGAAGTCCCGCAGCCTGCGCAGCAGCGACAGCACGGCCTGCGGCAGCTCCGTGACCTGGATGTCAGGGATGATGCCGGGAGCTCCGAGACTGTCGACGAGGTACCAATAGGCAAGGACCTGCTGCCCTGTGACGTCCACCATACGGACAACAGCCTCGCTCGATATCTGCTGCTCGCCGAGCTCCCAGGCCGCCACGGTGCGGACAGAATAGCCTAGGGCCTCCGCCCAGCGCTCCTGGGTCATGCCTGCAATGCCTCTGCCGATTCGCGCGATATTCCTGCGGTCGCGGCTCATTGTGTCAGGCCTCCTTTCGGCATAAGCTGGGTTCATCATCGTACAGAAGTATCGAGTCTCCATAGGCCGCCATGTCATACAGGTCGTCTATTGTGCAGCCGAGGCTGGCCGCTATCATGGGCAGCTTGTCGGCAGATGGGAAAGTAGTGCCGGCCTCCCACTGGTGAACCGCAACTAAGGTTACGCCGCATCGGCGTGCCAATTCTGCAAGCGTCATGCCTCGGGCAGTACGCAGCGACTTTATGTTCATCCTTGGTTTTTCCATAAATTCATCCCTCCCCTCTTGCCTCACATCTGTCTAGCGTGTTATGATAGGCGCAAGGCTAAGTTGTGCTTAAACTATAATCCGTAAACACGGAACTGTCAAGGTAATTGCGCCGTAATTACGGAATATCGTGGTTTTGCACAATTTATTTCCTGTCGCACATTAAAAGGGAATTGGGCATTATGGACAAAGATTTGTTCATCGAAAACATAATACATTTCAGCACTCTCAAACGTGAGTACCCTACGAAAGCATGTGAGGCAGCTGGAGTAGGTAAGAGCTTTGTCTCAGATATCAGAAGGGGACAAGTCCCGTCTGTTGAGAAAGTTCAAATGCTGGCAGACTACCTTGGTGTCACAACGTCGCAGCTGCTGGGGGAAGAAACAAAAAAAGAGCCCGACGGCGAGAATGCCGTCGAGCTCCCTGATCCTCTTGATGCGCAGCTTATGGACCTGTTACGCCGGGCTGATCCTGAGACGAAGTCTGCGATGCTTGTTCTTCTACAGCAGCGGAAAAAAGACGAATAAACTCACGTTTTTCATTGTCCGACAGTGTGGCAAACAGTGCAATGATTTGGTCATCCAGATCAGTGGGCATTGTTCCGGCTCCTTTCCGACCCGGTCCCGTGTCTTATTGGTACCAAAGCAAGTATAGCATAATATTACAGCCTTTGCATTATGTGGAGGT